TCACTGCCGATTACACCATTCCTGCAGAGCGCGTACCATCGCGGACGGATTGCTGATTACACCATCAACCGTTGTGCCGAGTTTTTTCTGCATCGCTCGGATGGTCTGCGGCCCTATGTAGCCGTCCGCGGTTACTCCTGCCCATCTCTGCATGGCCTTGATCAGATCGGAGCCGCCGGACAGTTTATCAGACCATTCGGCCGCCGCGATGCCAGCGCAGTATTTTTTGTTGCTCGTGGGCTGATTACTGATTTTCCCGTCTACGCCAGTTCCGAAAATCTCCTGCAGACGCCGGGTCAGTTCCGGACCCCACACGCCATCAACCGCAATCACTTTTGCGGTAGGCTTCTGATCGGACTGAGATGCAGGGCCACCGTAAGTACAATACTTGGTGTGGCAGTTGATCCAGCCCGCACCGGAGAGCAGCCGTCCCCAGCTTGTATTCTGGATTTCTGTTACCGTATAGCTGCCCTGATCCGTGATCCTGCCAACGATACTGCTGTCTGCGTTCGGCTTCTCTCTAATATTAAGGTCGGTATTAACCTTGTAGATACCAGGCTCATATTTTCCGCTTGCTTGCTGTTCGGCCGATGCCGTGCCGTTGATCAGGCTCTTGAAACGCTCCCAATCCCCTCTCTCGATGATCTGGCTCGGGCAGTGCTTGCTACAGATATCGAGATGTCGATAGACTTTGGATGCCGGGATGCCTGTTTCTTTCATGAGCTGCCGTACAAGCTCCACGGTGTTCTGAAACGCTTTCTCATAGTTATATCCGCCCTGCACGCACATTTCCACACCGATGCTGTTCCGGTTGCCATAAGAGCCGAACAGGTTGCCGTTTCCGTAGTTGATGCCAACGTGCCAGCATCCGAGGTTGTGCGGCGCGGCCTGATAGGCAGTGTCGCTGTCATCCACGTAATAATGAGCCGACATGCCAGAAAAATTCCCGTCATGCTGTGCTCTGGCATGAGCGCGGGCATTGGCAGTTGGCTCAAAATTGTCGGTGTTATGTACAACAATACACTGTGGGTTGTTGTACGGATAGGTGTTCTGGCTGCTGATGTATGATCTATCAATCTTCATTGTCTCTCCTTCTGCCAGGCGAATTGCGCCGGCGCAATTAATTTTCATAAATAATTTCCAGTCCGTAGGCTACCGCAGCGTCATGTTCGATTCTGCATCCACGAGCATTCTCCCAGCCTTTACAGAAATAAACGGTATGACACAAGCTCATGTTCTCAAGGGATTTTGCCAGAAAACACAGCGGTATCTGGACAACTCCACGTTTTTTCATATTCTCATGGCTGTACCATTCATCTGTAAAAAGGGTATTTACAACCTCAAATCCCTTTTCTTTTAAGGCTTTCATGGCTCTTTCTCTGGTTTCGATAATTTCTTCGTCTGTTTTGCCTCCCATAGGCTGACTCAACATGGCTTTTTTCATTTTCTGATCCTCTCTTTCTTAAAAATGAGTACAAAAATACCACCGGCCGATCGACTGGTGGTATTAAATCATATTTGCCGCAGTGCCTACAATTCCTTTTGCCAGGTCTGCCGCCTTTTTCATCAGGCTGTTTTCTTCCAGATATTCTAATCCTTTCAATGTCAATTCCGTTCCGCTCAGCATCACGCTTTTACATCCACATCTCATATCATACCAAGTCTCTGCACCAGTTATGTATCCTGCGTCCAGTAACATTATCATGATCCTGCTCCACTTCGGTGTCGAAATCCCTAATGCCTCTGCTGAAATGCTGTTTCGGTCAAATTCTTCGAGATCCATCGAATTCTGCAGGATTCGAAGAATTTTATAGATTATTCGAAAATCATCCATATTCAGATGCGTCCCTCTTTTTTCAGTTTTTCAATTTCCTCTTCTGTCAATTTACGAGGTTTGAATTCTTCATTTGCCCATGCTTTTTCTCGATCTTTTAACGCTTTTTCATATTCCTTGTCCGTCATGGTATCGCCTCCAATTCAATAGATGTTCCTTTCTTTGAGATTACTCTATATAGACAGTCTTTGTCAATAAGTAATTCTCGTTGACTCTTAAATTTGCTTAAGTTCTCTATGTATGCCGCTCGCACACCTTTGGCAACATATATTGTTATATTGTATTTGGCTTTAAAAGCACCTGACGAAACGACTGATGTACTTGTAAACTGATTTAAGCATAAAATATCTCCCTCAACGCAACCAGGAATAGGATCAACCATCAAATTTCTATAACAAACCACATCGTGTTCAAGTTTGCCTTTTTTCAATGCTGTTGATATTGTATCGGCATATTCCCGAAGCATTTCATTTTCCGGAGCATCTCCTCGAAGCATCCTGTTCAAGCGTTCAAAAAATCTCTCCGGCTTCTGATCGCCAGAATTGTATGTATATTTCTCAATTGCATGCTTTTCTTTTCTAGATAAGCTCTCAATCCAACCCTGAGACTCTTCCCGAAGGAGTTCAACAACCTGCTCCTGTGGGACCGCCTGAAAGTTTGCCAGCTGTCGCTTTGCTTCTGCATATTCCTTCCGATCCATGCCGCCTGTTCGAAATCTGACATTTCTCCATTCTTTTCGTTTCGCTTCATATTTCTGCTGATTCTCCGGATCCAACGAAAAGTCCGCCAGACGGCCGAAGCGCTTTTCCTGCCGCTCCGCGTACTGTTGTCTGGCTGCCTGCTGGTTTTTCTCCGCCAACTCATTGAGTTCCTCTTTGGTGTATTTTCCATCCGGCGGAGTGCTGATTCCTTCGAAGTATGTCGTATGGCTATCTCGACACCGTGGGTGATAAAGCCCCGCAGCGATCGCAGTGCTCATCAGAGGGTATTTGACGCCGGTTGTTGCGGATTTTCCTGTTTTGGAGCCGCCGCTCCATACGTCATCGATCAGGACCTTACCAACCCACGGCAGACACAACGGACACGGATTTCCGCGCTTATTCATGATGACAGTATCAACTCCCCACTCCTGCCGCTTCTGTCCCTCTCCCTGCAAGTACGCCCGCTTGCTTGCCGTCCGGATCGCCATATCTGCGTAATCTGCCAGCGTGTGGCGCGCTCCGTTACTGTATTCGATACAATTTATGCCAGCTGAGAGAAAATCTCTGGTAGCCATGTCTACGGCCTTCTCATAGGTTCCTGCTCCCGTATTGGCATATACCTGGGCATTATAGATGATCTTTCGATACTGATCGTTAGTCATTCTCAGGATGGCCATTTCCGCCTTCTGCATGTCTTGCATCGTCGCTTCGATCAGTGCTTCCAGCTTACGATCATTGACACGGAAGAATTCAGCCGTGGCACCCGCCTTCATCTTTTTTGCCGGGAAGCCTTTCTGAATTGCTTTCAGGATCTGAATCTCCTGATCCATTTCTCCCTCATCTTTGGCCGCACGGATCAGTGCTTCGATCTGGGCATTGATATCCTTGAATTTCTGGCTGTACTTTGCCTGATTCTTTTTCTTGTACTGCTCCAGAGATTTCAACATCTCTGTCTGCCACATGATCCACTGCTTGTCTTCATCGACCTCTTCGACCTTATGCCGCTGCATATTCCGAATCATGGAGGCCATTAATTCATTTTCTACTACCTCGAAGGCAGCTCCGATATCATAGTCAAGATTTTTCTTTGCCATTCGCATGTACCCGATATCCCTGCTGTTTATAAGCACGGATCATCTCTTTCAGTTTTGTCATGCTTTCACACCGATCACATCTGAGTTCCGCATAATCATTTTTTTCTACCGCATACACGCCAAAGAGCACCTGTTCCGCGGCAATTTTAAGAAGACCCTGATACTCCTTCCGGTTCATCCGGTACATTCGGTTGTTTACCTTTACTTTCATCTGCTCCTCCACCTTCGTTGACATGAAAATCTCCGGCATCCATGCGGATATCCGGAATCTCTAACGTTGCAATGCCCTGCTCTGCTTTCAGCCGTGTAATCTCTTCTTCTTTGCAATGCTTATCCAGACTATCTCCATAAAGCTCTTCAACGCAACGTTCGATACTCATGATTCCACCCTGTTTTGCCTTAGCCACCGTCTCTACCTGACTTTCAAAGGATGGATTCGCATATTCCCCAAAAGGAATATTGACATTTACATCTACTGGTGGCTGCCCCTGCAGGATATAGTTTGCATTGATACACATGGATACAACTTCCGGCAGAGTTTCCTGTATTGCTTCCACAATTGCATTTCTCGTATACAACGTCGTCTTCTCTTTTTCTCTCTGGGCCTCGGCATTATCTAACTTTTTGGTATCGATTCCCAACGTAGATGGACTGATCACACCCTGCAGGCATAAATCCAATGCAGTTACATAAGATGCAAGATAACTTTCATGCGGAATAATTGGCTGATCTGTAACAACTTGATTCTTCTGCCCTTCCCGCATATCTCCGTCAGCGGAAAAATATCTATTGTCAAAAGGATTCGGTTTGATGAGCATTCCATTTTCAGGATCATGTGGCACCAAACATTCCGGGACATAGGTCTTAGCCCTCCCGGCTCTTAAGGCATCCATCCACTGGCTCCATGTCTCATCCAGTGAATCATAATTATCTAACTTTCCGTCAAAAATACTTCCGCCCCTGCCCTCATACTTTGCAGATTCATAAATCATAAACGGTTCCGCCAGCATCAGCGATGGGTCAAAGCTGATATCAGAAAGGCTCTCTGTAGCTTTAATAGACTTAATATCCACAAGCTTATCTCCCAGATACAATTCATTCTTGATGTAACCGTACCCAAATCTTTCGTTCAAAACATATATCTGATTTTTCTCCTTATACGGTGTTTTGAACACAATTTCTCGAATCCAGTCTCTTTGGTAGACAAATTCCACTCTGTCTCCCGGATACCATTCAAGAATTGGATAATCACTGATAGTTGTATCAATAACCACTTTGAATGCTCCATCTCCAATATACAAAGCTTCCTTCAGCGCGCTTTCCATTTTTTTACGAAATTTATTCTCTTTCGAAATTTCCTTCCAAATCTGTTCCTGCTCCGGTGATTCAAATTCAAACTCATCCATGTCCGGTAACACAACAGAAGAAAGCGTACGCACAATCAGTCCAGGAAGACCTGTATGAATTTTTCTCATATCCATTCCCGGGGTGCATTTACTTGCCCAAAATTTGTTTTTATCTGCATATTCTCTGTTTTGCTGATAAAACTGTTCCAGCTCGTTACTGTCACCCCGATACCAGATCCTATTTCGAATAGCATGCCCTTCGAAGTCCAACATTTCATTAATCTGGAAATTATATGGATTTGCCGGAGTCACATTCAGCCAGCTTCTTACCGTTTTTTTAATGTTTTCATTCAGTTTTTCCATCCATTTCACCTATTTACATCCTCCATTTCAAATCCAATCATATTTCGATATGGAATCCAGCCATACTGTTGAGAGTTGATGGTATGATCATTTCGATCTTCTGGAATATCTTTTTCCTCGTCCCACGAATACTTTTCCAGCTCTGCTATATGCTCGGTACACGTCTCCAACACTAAGTAACAATCCTGCTGAATCCAGCCAAGCTGCAGCTTGATTCGGTCCAAAATCTCTACTTTTTTGTAAGATTCTATAAAATTATACAGGCACCCGTGTAAACGCTTGTATTTACGCAGTTCTGTTATCGTTGCCGCATCTGCGCAATCAATAAACGTATCTTTGGCAAATCCCCAGTTTTTTCTGCAGTTTTCAAGAAACTCTATAAATTTCACTGCCGTATCAGATGGTGCCAATGGCTGATCCAGATCTTTATTGCTGTATACCTTTTCAGCAAGAGTGATCAGCCTCCTGTCTTCTGTAATTCCCTGAAATATCATCGCTATAGTATCCGGAGATTTCGAAGAATACGACGTATCCAGACCGCAAGTGAATTTTTTGAATTTTATTTTGCCACCTGCAATCTGATTTCTTATCCATTTCTCGGATACAATATGTTTCTTCCGAATGAAATTCGGGAACACAAGCCCCGTCGCTTTTCCTCGCAGGCCCATGATCTTATTTTTCCAGATTTTCGTACCTTTCGGCGTGTTCTGGATGATCTGGCGCTTCTTTTCTTCCGGAAGCCCGGCATTATCGTCAAAAGAAAAGAACCAATGGACCCAGCCGGGTTTTGGTTCTTCTTTCAACTCGTTTTTAATTTCCTGCGGGGTTCCCTGCTCCCATTCTGGAAGAGGACGGCTGCAGTTGATATATTCTTTGTATACCGGAAGTGTCGGATCATCCGGGTTCAGCGTCGCCATCAGATAATCACACCGCATGGATGCCTCACGAACAAAATCGATGTCCGCGGTGTTGACCTCATCAATGTACAAACAGCCATACTGGCCGCCCAGAGCGTCCTTCCACTTTCGCTTGTTTCCATAACCGACAACAAAAATAATTTTATCGCCGCCGTATGCATGGAGCAGGATATGCGGAATTTTGTACTCGCCGGATCCATTGCCTTTGTACTCCACCAGTGGTCCGAAGTCATCAAGGATTCCAAGATCCTTCTGGATGATATTCTTCTCAGCCGCGCCAGTATCATCCGCTGCCAAAATATGCAGCTTTTTCTTTGACTCGGCTACCTTGAGGATGAATTTGAACAACCCAACCGTCGTTTTTCCGGCCGCGGTCGTTCCTTCCAGAAACTCCGCCGGAGCATCGCACTGAAGGAACGCCTTGTACTTGTCCGACAGTACTAAACGCTCACTGCTCACTATCCATCACCACCTCCACCTCGCATCTGCCGGATCAGATCATCCAGCTTGCTCTGTTCTGTCTCCAGTGCTCCGGATACCTGCAAATCCTGTTTATCTCTCCATTTATTCGGCCGCCGGTTCTTCAGCCAGAAGATCTGCGCCGTTGTGTCTGGGATGACTTCTTTCGTCACTCGCTTTGTTTCGATGCCGTTTTCCATTGTGACCTCATCGTAGTGATAGCCCAAGGCTCTTTTCAACAATGCATTCTCTACCTGACGGTCAACAACTTCTTTTCCCTTTTTTAGGGTGTTAGAAATGTTAGAATACTTTTTACACCACGCATACAATGTTTCTCTTCGAATTCCCATATTTCCGGCAATCTGTTCATCCGTCAGCCCATCTCTGGCCCACCCTTCAAGCTGCAGCAAGCCCTCCGGCGTCAGCCAATATTCATATTTCCCCTTCGCCATCCAGCTCACCGCCTCTCTATAGAAATTATGTTCTGTATTTATTTTCTTGCTATAATTACATTTGTAGCGTAAAAAAGAAAAGGAGGCAATGTGTATGCTTTTATCACGGCAAAAGCCGGTCAATGCAATGTTGATCGGCGTACACAATAGTTAAGCACCACCTTAATTATGATCCAAATTTCTTCCCAACGTTACACTCTAATAAGCATCACCCCCTCCTCTCCGGGCTCTTGAATACTCATTCATCGTAAGTCCGGCAATGAAATCGGAAAGGAGGGAAGATTCATGGAGGATCTAATTAAGGTGGTGCTTAACATCGATTTTTTCTTACTGTTGATTAGTCTATACGGAATTGATGTATCCGCGTACATACAGCATCGAATCGCAAAATGTCCGCCAAAACTGTTCAGTTTTGTTTTAGTATGTCTGTTCTATGTTTTGATTAAAAAATTTCAGTAAGAAACAAAAAGAGCCAGGATTAGCTACCCTGGCTCTTTTTGTTTTGAAAGTATATGGGGGATAATTCTCCAGTCAATGGAGAGTTGGAACGGCAGGACTCGAACCTGCGCCCTTGTCGACTCATGCGAATAGCATGCGACTGCTTCTTCCTTCTGAGCTACGTTCCAGGTGGCGCAAGGTACCAAGCTGCGCCGTGCACCATTCGATTACTCGGACATTTTCCGCGGGCTGATGCCGCCCAATCAGCGGCCAGGCTGTGACACCTGACCGCCGCTCAAAATATATCTAAGGAGTTTTGCAAGAAAGTGTAGGAAATGTTGATCCCTTATCCATTCTCTGGCTCTTACAGCATATCACATGTATAGTATGACATTCTATGACATCTTAAAATTTCTTAATGCTTTTTTATGTATTCTTTGAACATGTTCCGAACTGTACCCCATTCTCTCTGCGATCTGCTCCCACTTCATCCAGCGAATGTACCGCAGCCTCAAGACCGTTTTTTCGGTTTCGTCTCGCATTGCCTCAATCCGCTGCGTAATTTCTCGCCGGATTCTGATCCGCTGCTCCATCTTATCTTTCAACTCTGTCAGCAGCTCATCAAGTTGTGCGGCATACTCTGAAAGATCCATGCAACTGCTCCCATGCGGCATCCCGTCTTGGATCAGCGCCGGAAACATTTTATTCATCCGCAGATCATCGATCTCTTCCCGAATCTCTTTTTCTGCCAATTCTGCCGCATGGTATCTTTTTAAATATGCTTTTTTTCTGTCATTCTCTTCTTTGTACTGCTCCATCGGTTTCACCTCCCTGTGTATTTTCATATTAGCTGTCATTTACTTTTTCACAAGATCATAGTATTTTGAATCATCAGCATTGCCAGAATAAAATCCAGCATTCCTAAGATCTGATCTTCTTTTGACGGGATGTACGTCTTATTTCCGTCACGATCTTCAATCGTCACTGTTCTTTTTAAACCCAAATACACTTCTACTACTGCCAAAATTATCATGAGCGTTTTTGCAATTGCTCGCATCTTACTCCTCCCACTTCAGCGGCTGACCGCAATCCGGACAAAAGTCATTTTCTGAGTCAATTGTAAAGTTTCCACATCTTGGGCATTCATCTCTATATCCCGAAAAAACCTCCCCTTTTACTTTTTTTGGTTTCTGTGGTGTGAGCCTTTGAACTGCTTCTTCCACCTCTCCCGGATCCAGCCCAGTCTCTTCGTAATCTTTCAATTTTGCAAGGGCTCCATAGATTTTTTGACTCATATCCTTGGTAATCACATGACCTTCCTGCAGCTGCTCCCAGCTTACACCTCTCAGGTGCCATAATCCTCTTTCACTTTTTTCCGTTAGTCTTACCATGCTTCTCACTCCATTCTCTTAAGTATTCCATCTGTTCATCGTCCTCCCGCGGATCCTTCGGATGTTCTGGTCGGTTCAGCAGCCACGCTGCTGCTCCGATTACCAGCGCACAAAATACTACTATACATTTGGTAGCAGTGTTAAATCCTCTCTCTGTACTCTTGTGATGTATGAATATTGTCCGCAATGTGGGCATTTCTCCGTTTTAATTGTCAGCCCTTTTCCGCGCACAACCTCCGTGATTGTAACTGTCGCCCCTTTCCCTATCGCTACGCCTGCCACATTTCTTATATCGCGTTCCAGCGTTGCTTTTCTTCCTTTCAGCATTTCTCCAGTAAATTTTCTCGGTATCATTTTTCTTTGTCCGTCCTTTCATGTTTTTTCTTCCATGCTTCCAAGTATTCCATCTGCTCCTGATCTTCCCTCGGATCCTTCTCACATTCCGGGCGGTTCAGCAGCAACGCCGCCGCACAGATGATCCCCCCGCAAAACACGATAATTCCAATGATTTCCATTCTACTCCTCCTCTCTGCCCTTCCAGCAGCGTTCCAGTTCTTCCAGGACTGCAATGCATACCCGGTCTACAAAATCCCCATTACCGAATGATTTCGCAAGCTGAGAGCATTCCTGGACGCTCTCAGCATAGTCCTGTTCTTTTCCTGGCCGATTATAATACTTCTTGAAGAATCGCCAGACCTCTGTAAAGAATTTAAAATAATTCATCATGGCAGCTCCTCAATCTTGATGTAAATGCCTGGGATGCGCGCCCAGAACTTTTCCACGATCTCTGACGCAACCAGTGCATCATCTTTCCAGAAGCCTACCGTCGTCATGCAATCTTTCAGCAGCTTCTGCAGATTATCGGTGTCAGGCTTTGTAGTCCGGTATTCTCCGTCCTTATGTTTCTCTCCCTGCGGGAAGCACCACTTTGTAACCAGGCGTACCCCTTTCTGGTACGGTTCCATGTCTTCTGGCTTATATTTACACAGATGCCCAATCAGTTTCTGTCGGGCTCTTTTTAATTCTGGTGTTTCGTAAAATACCGGTTTCCCATTTACGATTGCAACTTTATGTTCCTGATGTGTTATCGTCGGCGGGTTCATCGCCATAAAAAAATCAATCATGATAATCAGCCCCTCTCCAAGTACCAGATTTTTTATCAAATGTGATGCAACCCCAAGATCTTAATTTGTCAGCAAACAAATTCAAAAGCTCCGGCTGTTCTTTCAGCCACAGAAGAACTTCGTCTTTCGATGCGTCATAAATTTCTCCAAAGGGGATTCTTCTAAGCGGAGGCATCTGTCCCGCAATTTTGAGTCGTTTGTCGTGTGACATGTTTTATCATTCCTTTCCTGCGCGTCTGTGCTGGGTGGGTATGCTCCTAACCCGTTGTGGGGGCGTACTCAATCGCCCCACACTTAGGGTGGGCATGCCCGCACATTCCCGCCCGATTAGGGTATATATTTATATACAGGTGCCGGGCGGGCATTCCTGCCACCTAAAAAACAAGGTGTCGGGCAACTTTCTGCCCGATGCCCGTTACCATGATTACGGGCATTCCCGTGACCTATGTTATTTTAGGTGTCGGGCATTTGCCCATGACCTAAAATGTTTCAGGTATCGGGCAAATACAACGTGTATCTTTATTTACCATAAATCCGATTTCTTTTAATGAATTTCGAACCGTTTTTTCCTCCGGATATTTCTCGCCGGTTGCTTCTGCATCCGATTTCAGGACTTCATACAGCTCCTTTACCGTCGGATATTTATCCTCATGAGTAAACCGGAAATTTTCTATCGCCATCTTATATTTTTCCTTTTTGGCTTTACGCGCTTGCTCTCCTTGTTTCTTTCTGGCTTCTCTACCTTTCTGCCATGCCGGTTTGTCTGCTTCCAGCTCAAGATCTTTCAGCACGCCGATCTGATCCAGGCAGTGAACCGGATACTCAAACCACATGTTGACCGGTTCGAACTTTGGAAATTCCCGAAGTGTCCCTTCGATTCTCCATGCCGTATGGGCCTGTACTGCCGCTTTTGCCTCGGCGATCTGCTTATCCAGGGCTATCTTCTGCCACCGGTCCAGATGCGCCTCGCAGTAGCTCATCATCTGCGCACTGCTCAGTAAATCGTCCTGGGAAAGATCTTCCTCCCACTTGAAATGCGCATCCAGATAGTCCGTACACACCTTGCAGATCGCTTTATTTTCTTCCTGCTTCATCAGCGCTTCTGTAGGCTCCAGCTCGATCAGATCCAGCAGAGCATCCGGATCACGGGCAAATACACCGGAACCAGAAGCACGGTCCATAGATTTCTTCCCTCCTTGATTTCCTTTGCTGTGATGATGGCAATAAATCACCGCGCATCCGAGTTCCGTGCAGACTTTGTCGAACTGGTTACAGAAATTTGCCATCTGATCCGCGCTGTTTTCATCTCCTGTGATTACCTTATAAATCGGGTCAATGATAATAGCCACATAGTTCTTCTTCGCAGCACGCCGGATCAGCTTTGGTGCCAGCTTATCCATAGGGACTGACTTTCCACGCAGGTTCCAGATATCAATGTTCTGCAGATTATCCGGTGTAAAGCCCATTGCTTCGTATACATCCTTAAAACGGTGCAGACAGCTTGCCCGGTCAAGCTCCAGATTGACGTACATGACACGTCCCTGTGCGCAATGCCACTGCAGCCACTTCTTTCCTTCTGCAATGGCAATACACAGTTCGATCTGCAGGAATGACTTACCTGCCTTAGACGGACCGGAAATAAGCATTTTATGCCCTTTTCTCAGGATCCCATCAATCAGACACGGCGACAGCTCGGGGAGGTTATCCCATACGCTTTCCAGCCCTTCCGGTTCCGGCAGATCATCGTTGATGCCTTCAATCCACTCATACCATTCATTCCAGGACTGTTTTCCGATGTTGGTATCTACGATGAACTGTTTTTTTTCGCCACGCTGCACACCAGGCATTCTGGAAAGTCTCGATGGATTCCGGTTCTGTGTATCCACGTCGATTCCGTTTTTCTGGCAGACTTCATACAGATAATCAACCCGTTTTCGATACTCGTTGTAATCTGCCGCATCTACCCGCACAATAGCATGCAGGCTCTTTTTCCCGGAATATACCAGGCAGGCAATTGGAAGCTCCAGCTCCCGCAAGATAGCGTTCTGCTGTTCCAGCTCCATATGATCTGACTCTACTAAAGCATACCGGTACTCTGTTACATTTTCATTTTTACAGCCGTTTCCGTCCAACGGGTTGAAGCGGATCCACGCTCCGGCTTCCGGATTGTAGTCACCAAGTACTGCGCCAATGTCCCCTTTACAGTCGTTCAGCAATTCAATCAACTGTCCGGCAGTACGGTCCCAGCTGCCTTTTTGTGGCAGCCAGCGCGTACCTTTTTCATCTGTCTTTTCCCAACTTCCGGTAACATAACCTACGTTTTCTCCTGATTCAAACAGTGTTTCCAGATACGTGATCAGCTGCTCCGCCGGATTCCAGTTGGAAGGCTCCTGTATCTCTTTCCCTTCCAGCCAGTTTTTATCCACAACAACACGGTCACTGTCCACCGCGATACTGTCGTTCCAATCCAGTTCATGGCCCTTCTCCGGAACCCATCCATGATCCAGGGCAAGCTGTACGATCGTGCCGCCGGTTACCGGTGAGGATGAGCCGGAAAAGGTTCTCCATTTTTTCTCACATTCATTTGCATGATATCTGCCGTAATCTTTCTGGCTCCAGGCATCCCACACAGATACCGGATACCCTTCCTGTTTCAGAGCCATCCCAACAGAACACCATTCCTGATAAGTAAGCTCAGATGGATTGATATGTTCTATAATTTCTGTAAGGCTCGTCCTCTGTTCCATAATTTTTAAGCTCCTTTATACTCTCTTGGATTGATGTCCATTGGAACTCGCCATCCATTTGCCGCAATCCGGTCAATCAGATTTTTTGCTGTCTCGAACTGCCAGGTTCCTACATGCTCAAATCCTCTGCTTTCCAGAAAACGGATCTGTTTTGGTGTCGTCAGCCCTTCTGTACGCCGTTTATTCAGTCGATCCAGGATCTTTTCTGCCTTTCCTGCATTTTCGATTTCATCCGGCATAATACCCAGCTTTTCCAATGTTTTTTTCTGCTTTTCAGACGGTGGTCCCATTTCCCATCCAAAAGAAGGCACATAGCTGGACAGGTCCTCTGCCTGGATGGACATTTCAAACTGCAGCGGATCCACCAGCTTCTTTTTGCGCTTCTTCATTTCAGAAAGCTGCTTCGCCAGCGCCTCTTCTCTTTGTGCCACAACATCCTCCGATGCTTTCTGTTCCGCTTCTTCGAGATCAACCGGCATGCCTGCTTTCTTTTCCAGATTTTCTGTCATCTGCTGGGCTACTTCCTCATTCTCGCAGATCAGGCTCGCCGGATGACACAGCTCATGCCGCTCTGTATGCCAGAGGAAATCCAACAGCAGTAGATGGTCTTTTCCTGTTTCCGGGGACAATCGGGTACCGCGCCCCACCATCTGACAATACAGGCTTCGCACCTTAGTTGGTCTGAGAACCACGATACAATTCACCGACGGGCAATCCCAGCCCTCTGTCAGAAGCATTGAATTACACAAAACGTTATACTTTCCAGCATCAAAGTCTTTCAAAATTTCAGCTCTGTCCTGGCTGTCTCCATTTACCTCTGCAGCCCGGAATCCATACTGATTCAGCAAGTCACGGAATTTCTGACTGGTCTTTACCAGCGGAAGGAATACCACTGTTTTCTTATCCATGCAGTATTTCTGCATTTCTTCTGCGATCCCCTGCAGATATGGATCCAGTGCGGTGCCGATTTCGCTTGCTTTAAAGTCTCCAGCCTGCACTGATACACTACTCATATCAATTTTGAGCGGAATAGTCAGTGCCTTGATTGGGGACAGATACCCTTCTTTGATTGCTTTCGGAAGTGTATATTCATAGGCCAGCGATTCAAAGTAAGCCCCAAGGTTCCGCATATCGCCGCGATCTGGCGTTGCTGTTACGCCTAATACATGTGCATGCGGGAAATGCTGCAGCACACGCTGATAGCTGTCCGAAATACAGTGATGAGCTTCGTCAATGATGATCGTGTTAAAATAAAAGGGATCGAAACTGTTCAGACGTTTCTCTCTCATCAGTGTCTGCACAGAACCAACTACTACGCGGAACCAGCTCCCCTGGCAGGAACTCTCTGCCTTTTCAAGGGCACAGCCAAGACCGGTTGTCTTCATCAGTTTATCTGCGGCCTGTTCCAGCAGCTCCCCTCTGTGTGCCAGGATCAGAACACGGTCTCCCTGCCGGACACACTCTTCTGTTACTTTGGCAAAGACTACTGTCTTGCCACATCCAGTAGGAAGTACCAGCAGGGTTTTTGATACCCCGCTGTCCCACTGTTCAAAAATAGCTTCCTTTGCTTCTTTCTGATACGGTCTCAGTTCCATTTAAAATCTCCCTGGCGTAAATGCTGGCTTATCCGAGTCTTTCGGATACAGCTTTTCGATGTAATTGAACTTTTTACTTGGATCTTTGATTCCCGGCTTCACGCCGATTTTTGCTCTTGCCGTTTTTCCCGGAAGTGCATTCCAGTCCATTCTGAGCTCTTCGCCCTCTTTTTTCAGGCCAACACCACGGAACAGCTCTGACAGCTTCCATTCCAGACTGCTATGTAAGATATAGTTCTCGCGAATTGTAATCTCACGGTCTGGTCCGTGTACAATAAAGTACACGACTGCCATATTGCATGGCGGGAGCTTTCCTTCTCCTTTGGATCTGCTGCGGTCATATTTCTCGATGGTTACGTTGTAATCCCCCTCCGGGATTGGATCAAAGTTCTGGGAATCCTGTTTAATAGAATCATCCCATCCAAGTTCTCTTCCTTCTACTGACATAATTGTTTTCCTCCTTAATTAAATGGAATTTCCTGTTTTTCTTTCATTTCTTTGATTGCAGCATAGACCTGGTCCCAGCAGGCTACCAGAAGCCCCTCGATAATGCCAGGATTTACGACATCGTAATCTTTGATCTTTGTGCCGACCGGAACATACCCTTTCGCTTCTACGACGTTCTCCACGTCCCATTCATCTACGTGATAAGTTTCCATCAGGTCTCGCAGTGCCTTCGGGATTTCCGGATCCAGACTGTTCTCCCCTGCAGGGTCCGGCGCTTTAGGCGGCTCATCCAGTGGAAGGTTCATCTGCTCCCCCGTTATTTCTTCTGTTGGTACAGGCTTTGGAGCTTCCGGAACGGGATCAGGAGCTGGCGCCGTTTTAGGTGGTTCTGCAGCTTTGTACGGTTTCATATCTGCGGAAGCTTTTCCCTGTTCCACAATGCTCTGAATGACTTTGTAGTCAAACGGAACCTCATCCGGCAGACCGAAACGGTTCTTTGCATCCCAGCAGGCGTTGTGTGAAGTGTACATGACACGCTCACCACCCTGCGCTTTCCTCTTCTTTCCCTTGTCATCTACGGCGATAGAAAACGTTTTGTAGTTGGCAAACAGCAGCATGTCCGCCCATTCCTTGATCAGCGGCGATGTCTGCGATGTTGTTTTCTTTCCAAGCTTCAGTTCCCATCGGTCATAAGCTCCAAGCTCATCCGGCTGCTCAAATTTTTTAATCTGCGCATGTGCTGTAAGAACTACATTGACGCCAGCTTCCACTACCTCAGAAAGTCGGTTCAGGAACCGGCCAATTTCCTCTTTTACGTAGGTATAGCCGTTTCCATACCCGAAATCCTCGATTCCAGACTTTCTATGCTTATCGCAGATAAACTGGATACACATAGACTCCGCCCAGTCGATCGTATCAACCACAAGCGTTTTACACACGTCCGGATGCGTCCGGATGTAGTCCACCTGGTCAAGAAGATTCTGCCAGCTTGTAGCTTTTGGCAGCCGGGCAACATCCATTGAGTTCGTGCTACCCTCAGTATCAATGAACACCGGATCCGGGAATTTACTGGCAAACGTAGATTTTCCAATTCCTTCCGGACCATAAACCACAATTTTTTTTGCACAGGGAATCACACCTTTGATAATTTCCATTAAAATACACCTGCCTTCCATGATTTCTGCTGTGGCTGTTCAGCCTGCGCCTGTCCAACCACATAACCGTCTTCGATGATGATGCTACACTCATCCCCGGTACTTACCCTGGTAGCGATCGCCTGCAATCCCTCGCCCTCCAGCCAGGAACCAAACTCCTGCAGTGTCTGCAGATCCATCTGTTCCAGTTTGTCCAGGAGAACAAAGCCACACTCTGGATTTAATTTCCGGACAATTGCAGTAGATACCATCAGCCTCTCAGAGCCGGACATGTTGTCCCATTTCTGCCCTTTATACACCAGCTCGCCTTCCTTTACCGACAGTTCTGGAAGTGGCAGCTCTGCAGACGAAAGCAGATTTGCTTTTTTCTCCCTGATAGCATTAATTTTCTCTGAAAGCTGATCATACTGACGACGGTATTCTTTTGCATCATCCTCAGCCTTCTCCTTGTCCAAATTTGCGCGTACCATCCGATTGATCTCCTCGATATTGGAAATGCTGTCTTCCAAATCCTTGGTAGACTGATCTACCAGATCGGCAGCTGATTTTTCAGCAATTTCCAGATCCTTTACCAATTGCAGATGATGCTGTTTTGCTGCTTCCAGCCGATCAGACAACCGCTTTACTTCTTCATAAGCGCGTTTTACCTCTTCCCGGATCTTTCCTGCCTGTTCTCTTTTCCTTTGATTTTCGCCATTCTGAGCAAGGATGTCCTGCTGCTGCCGGATCAGCGCAGATGGTGAGACCAGATCCTTGGGTGCTTCCGGGTAATATGACTGTTCTTTGGCGAACTTTTCTTTCTGATCCGCAGTCCGGCCGATGTACAGCCGATCCTGATACAGCTCTTTTTCTTCTTTCTCTAACTCCGCCAGCTGGTTACCAACGCCAATGATCTGCAGCAACGTCTGGGCCTTTTCTTTTCCGGAGCTCTCCATAAACTTTGGAAGATTCAACGCCAGAGACTCAACAAAAGTGTTCAACAACGACTGTCCGGCCTTCTGACCGCTTGGATCCGTTACCTTCAACGCGCTGTTTTTGCCTTTACGCTCAACAATCAGGCCATTGTTCAACACAATTTTTAAGTTTGGCGGGATGATGGATCCATCACGCGTTGCATCTGATGGTCTGAAATTTTCACCACCCAGTGCCCACGCAATGGAATCCAGCACCGATGTCTTACCCTGGTTATTTCTGCCACCGATGACAGTCAGGCCGTTAGCCGTTGGTTCCAACTTTACTGCTTTGATTCGCTTGACATTTTCAATTTCAAGCTTATTGATTTTCACTGACATTTTTCTTATCCTCCTTGTCTTTGTTAAAGTAATTCCATACGTTCCCCGCACTGCATCTCATTTCGTCCGCAATCTTTTCATAGGACCATCCGGCGTTTCGAAGTGCCGTCATCTTTCCAGTGTCCAGCTTCCTCTTCCTGCCCTGTCCAGCAGGGCTTTTCGGGGGGGGCGTTGGTTTTACCTCTTCTTTCGTTTCCGGCTCTTTCTGTGGCTGTTTCATGACCGCAAACACGGCCCCGGCTTCTGCAGCAGCACGGACTTCCTGCATAGTCATCCCGCTGATGGCCATCGGATGCATGACATAAATATCATCATGCATGCCGTGCATTGTCAGATCCACTGCCTCCGTATATTCAACAATCTGCATCATTCTCACCCTTCTTTCAACGACCCTGAGCGGATCCACGCCGCAAACACTGCGTCCCGGCGCTCTTCTTCCCGCTCTTCCTGCTCCTCGCGGCACGCTTCGACATAATCGCCGATTTTCTTTGCCGCGAGCGCAAGAAGAAACATTCCTGCTCCCAGGGCGGCGCGGCCCCACAGATCCGAATCCACGCCGCCGATGTAAATCCATGTACCAACCGCGCCGATTGCCAACGTAGCTTTATCTGATGCTTTCATTTGCTACTCCTTCCACGCTGATACCCTCGATCTCCGAGAAACGTTTTGCGTTAATGAAATACACCCAGTGTTCCGATGTTTTGATTCCATAGCCCCACGGAAATACCCCCTGCTGGAGCCCTTTGCGCACAGTCTGATGATTAATTCCCATCATCCGCGCGGCATCCATGACGCTCAGACGCGGGATAATGCATTCTTTCCTTTTCTGCGTCGGAAGTGCCGACATCCGGTCATCCAGCTTGGAAAAATAATCTTCTTCCAGTCCCAGCGCCACCGCGATGTCACGCTGCTTTGCCTCGGACGGAACCTGCTTATCGGAAAGATACTGGCTGATCGACGCTTTGCTCTTCCCGATCAATCCGACCATCTGAGTTTGCGTCAGATTCAGCTCTTTCATGGCCTTTCTCAATTTTTCGGAAAATTTCATTGCTTTATTACTCACTTTCTGCTACTATGTAGCTGCATTGTATTGCATCCCATGGGAACTGGTCCTTCCTGTGGGACTTTTTCTTTTTATTGACTTTTTACTGCTTTACTCCTATTCTGGTTATACAGGGCACTGCCATGCCCGAGTATTTTAGAAAGGAGAAGTTATTATGGAGCTTAGCGAATCTAGCAAAAGACAGGTTGCAAAATCATTTACTGAATTAGCTATTCAGA